AGGATGTCGGCCAGCCGGCGCGCGACCGTGGTGTCGTCGCCGAGGATGGTGTTGCCCGAGACGTTGATGTGGACGGTCGCGCCCGAGGCGGCCACGCCGCCGAGGCGATTGTTGGGCACGATGTGGCCGGCGCTCGAGGGCACGAACAGCTCGGGGCCGACCTCGCCGACCAGGTACGGCGCGGCGCGGCTGACGGGACCACCATGCTGCCGCTCGCCGACGATGCGCTCGATGGTTTCGCGGATGGTGGTGATGGTGGTCGTGACGTTGCGCGGGATGGCCTCGAGCGCCGCCCTCACGCCCTTGGCCGCTTCAGCCAGGGCGTTCGCCGCGCCGGCCGCAGCATTCCAGGCTGCGGTGAGCGCCTGCACGACCGTGGTCACGCCAGTAATGGCGTTATTGACCTGCCACAGTTGGGTGGTCAGGCCCGAGACGATGGACTGCATAAAGTCCATCCCGGTCGCGCCTTCGCTGACGGCCGTGGTCTGTAGCCCCAGTGCTGCCTTGAGGCTCATCACGGCGACCTCGAGCGTGTCCTGGGCGGTCTTCAATTCACCCAGTGCCACCCAGAGGTTAGTGCTGCTGCCCTTGAGATTGACCAGTTCCGCGTTGAATGCCTGCGCCTCGTCGGTCTTGGCGAAGCGCTCTGCGGCCGCCTGCGCTCCAGTCTTCAACTCGTCGAGCGCCATCTTCAGGCTGTCGCTGGACGCGCTCAGCGAATCCAGCGATGCCTTGGCCGAGCTGCCAGCAGTCGCGAAGTCGCCTTTGAGTAGCGCCTGTAACGCGTCAGCGGCTGTCCACGCCGAGTCCATCGCATGCACCACGGCATGACCTGCTGGCCCAGCCTCGTCGGCCCACGGCTTGAGGCTGTCCCGCGCACCAATGACCGCAGTCTTGAAGTCATTCAGTGACGCGATGGCGCTGTCTTTGACCTGGCCTGCGAACGTGACCGCGGAAGTGCCGCCCTGTACCAGTGCATCAGCCAGTTTTGGGCCGTACTCGTCGATAAGTGGGATCGCCGCGTTGACAGCCTCGGTCGCGGCCTGCGCCGCCCCGCGCAGCGCAGGCTGGAATGCGCGGCCCAGCGAGATCGCCGCAGTTTCGGCCGAACCCTGCAACGCCTGAAGATCGCCGGCCAGATTGTCGAGCCGCTTGGCGGCCACGGCCTCGGCGCTGACCTTGCCCATGCTCGCGGCCAGCGTGTTGAACCCCTCGGCACCCTGCGTCGACATGACCGCGGCGGCGCGGATCGCGTCGCTGCCGAACATCACCTCGAGCGCATTGATCTTTTGCGCCTCGGTCATGCCCGCCAGGGCCGTCTGCAAGACGCCGCTGACCTCGGCCAGACTCTTCATCTTGCCCGCGGAGTCAAAGAACTGGTTGGCGCCGTCCCTGGTGACGATGCCCAGTTCCTTGAACATCTCGGTCTGCGCCTTGGTCGACGGCTGCAAGTTGAGCAGCATCGTCTTCAGGCTGGTGCCAGCATCAGACCCCTTGATGCCCGCGTTGCCCAGTTCAGCGATCGCCACCGAAAGGTCGTCGAAGGTGACGCCCATCGTGGCGGCGACCGCGCCCGAGGCGGCCAGGCTGAACTTGAAGTCGTTGACGTCGATCGCGCTCGCATTGGCGGCGCCCGCGATCATGTCCGCGACGTGCGCCATCTCGCTGCCGCTCATGTTGAACGTGTTCAGCGCGTTCGATGCGATCTCGGCCGCCGAGACCAGGTCGGTGCCGCCCGCGGCGGCCAGGTCGAGCGTGGCCTTAGCCGCACCACCCATGACGTCCTCGATGCTGACGCCACCCTTGACCAGCTCGGCGATGCCGTCCGCGGCTTCGGCGGCGCCAAACGCGGTGTCCTTGCCGAGCTGGAGCGCGAGCTTGCTCATGCCCTCCATCTCGCCTGCCGTTGCGCCCGAGACCGCGCCGACCGCACTCATCGACTGCTCGAAGCCCATCGCGGCGTTGACCGCGACGCCGAGACCGGCCGCGACCGCGGCGCCCGCCCCGACCACGCCGACCGCGAGCGTCTTGGCCAGGTTGGCGCTCTCCTTGCCCAGTTTGGAGAAGGTGCCGCCCGTCTGATCCTTCGCGGTAAAGACGATGTCGACCTTGGCTTCAGCCACGCTTTACCTCGTCTTTACCGCGGTCTTTACGTTGAGCGCGTATAGTCCGCGTTGCCCACAGGAGGGATCGTTTTCGATGCGCAAAGTCGCAGTAGTCGGCATGGCTATCGCCGTACTGTTGTCGCCAGGTCTGGCTCAGGCCGCCCAGCAGATCACCCAACCGATCATCGTCCAGGCCCCGGACGGTTCGCTCTACCAGATCGTCGACGGCGCCAAGCGCTCGATCAGCCCGCGTCAGGTCAGCCAGGAAGAGCTCGAGGCCATCCCCGACGCCCCGCTCGCCGACGCCGTGACGTTCGATGGCAGTGGCATGCGCGAATCGCCACCCTTCGAGGTCGCACCCGGCACGTACACCCTGAACTGGACCGCCGGCCTTCGGGACGGCAGCAACACCTGTCCGCTCAGTCTGTCGCTGGTCGACGCGGCCAACCCCGTCCGCGGACGACGACTGGTCGTCAACGAGCTGGTCACGCGCGACGGATTGGTCGCCGGCGACACGTTCGTACATGGCCTCGATGGCGGCGCGTATTACTTCGCCGTCAACTCGACGTGCCCACGCTGGACGCTCAGCCTCACTCCATCTTGATCGATCGCTCGCCGCGCGGCAGACGCTCGAGATGTCGCGCGGCCTGACCCTCGATGCCCAGCAGCCGCGTATAGAAATACACGCGGTCCGCGGGCGCGTCCTCGATGTCCCACGGCCAATGCCCGAACCGCTCGCCGAGCAGCACGTTGGCATACTCGCCGGGGCAGGACACCCCGCGCCGCAGCCGCGGCTCCAGATGCTGGTCCTCGAGGTACGCCCAGACCGCATCTTCTAGGCTTTTCCCACCTGCGTGCGCTCGCTGATCAGGGCGACGTAGCCCTCGACAAGTTGCTGCACCAGCTCAGTCGGACAGCCCTCGAGCCCACCGTCTGCGGCCGGCGGCAACGGCTCACCGTCCTCATTGACAAAATTCCAGTCGACGATCAGCTCGCCGAGCGCGAGCAAGGTCGACTCGAGCTCGCCCTGCCCGAACCGAGTCAGCACGCGCACCGGCGGATTCAGCCGCACGGTGGCGACAAAACCGTCGTAGTCGCCGGTCAGGTTGAGCACCGCGGTGCGCACGGGCATCCGCCGCACCACGCCGTTATGGTTGCCGTCCATCGCGGCTTAGCCGGTGACCTGGCCCCAGGCACCATTCGCGGCGAACGTGCCGCTGATCTTCACGGCGTCGCCCACGCCCGTTTCGATGGTCGTGTCGAGCCATGCCGGCCCGTACCAGTAGCGCCCCGCCGCGTCCGTCGACGGATACAGGTACATCTTGACGCCGTCCGGCGAATCCGACCCCTGGAAGATCGTTGAATCGGTGTCGTCCCAGAAGCCGTCGAACGAGCCGCTGATGTCCTTCAAGCCCTGCACATAGGTCTTGTTCGTGTCGCCGAAGGACGACACCTCGACGCGATCGACCGCCTGGTCGAGCGTCCAGGTGGTGAGCTTGGCGACCGGCACCGCGGTGCCCGACCCTGAGGTGCTGACGTACACGCGCCCCTTGCGTCCGTGATAAACAGCCATGCGATTTACGCTCCTCTGGCAATGGGCGGCGCGCTCCAGCGCGTCTGGAGCTGAGCCGCGAGCTGGGCCGCACGCGCGGCGAAGGTATGCGAGGCGACAGCCTGCCGTGCCGCCGCGGCCTTTTCCGCGCGGTCGGAAGGACGATCCAGGTAGAAGCGCACCAGCTCGCCAAGCTGGCTCGCGCCGTCGAAGGTGGGCACCAGGTCGCCGAATTGTTCGGCCACCTCAGCGCGGTAGTCGCTCAGCTGAAACACGCCGCAGGCGGCGAGCTCGTAGGCGCGCGGGTTCAGACTTTCGGCGTGCGCGATCTGCGGGGCGCCGCGGCCGAACCCGACCGAACGGCGGTACAGGTTCAGGCCGATGCGGGCGCGGCGATACAGCATGGCCGAGACGTCGTTGGACACCACGTTGCCGCGCAGATATCGACGCAGCCTCGAGCGCGAGGGCAGCGATTCCCACGAGCCGTAGATGCCGAGGTCGATGCCCGACCAGTCGACCGCGGACAGCAGTTGGATGCGCTCGTCGAAGCACGAGCCGATGAAGACGACGTCGTTCTCGGGCACCTCGACGTCCGCATCGGCGTCGGGTCGATGGCGAGCGGGATCGTAGGCGGACGGCAGGTAGTACGTCTGCGGGTTCGCCACCCGCAGCACGGGCACGCTTGAGCGCTCGTTGGTCCAGCAGACGTCGGCGAGTTGCGCGACGCGCGACTGCATCAGGTCGTCATATGGCGATTCGGTGAACACGACGGCGGTGCGCAGCCCCGCGCGCCGCATCAGGATCAGGAGGTCCGGATGCAGGTACATCGCGCTCACGACCAGCACGCCGTCGACGTCGAACCGTAGCGCCCGCTCGAGGGCCTCGACGCCCGCGCGGTACAGGATGTCCGCGGTCGTCGGCTTCGGGTCGGGGCGCCCAGCTCGCCGCCAGCAGTGCCGCAGCCATGAGCCGGCGCGCTCGATCCGCGCGTCCAGGTTGTAGTCGTGGATCGTGAAACCCTGCTCGCGCAGCGCGTGGACGAGGCCGGCGTACACGTCGTGCGTGGCGTAACTCGCGCCGGGATGCACGCCCAGCAAGCGCACTCAGGGCCGCCCCACAGGAAGGGTATGCGTGCCCCGAGTGGCTCGCTTCGAGTGTACGGTCATCGCTCGGGCTTCCGGGCGTCGAGCCCACACTGATACCACTGCCCCGTACCGAGCCGCGGGTCGCGGTGGCGGTCGATTTCGCCCAGGACTTCGAAGCCCGCGCGCCGCAGCGCCCGCTCGAGCGTCCTCACGTCGTAGGCCCACTGGTGATGGGATGGCTGCGCGGTCGAAAACAGGATCATGTCGCACAGCTCGTCGAGGTCGCGCAGATCGCGATGTCGCCCCGCGGGAAACTGCGCCGGTGCCGGCTCGCCCATGACATAGCGCCGCGCCACCTCGAGCGTGTCGGGCACCACGATGCCCAGCTTGCCGCCCGGCACCAGCACGCGACGGCACTCGTGGAGAAAATCCTCGGCGTCGATGCGGTCGAGGTGCTCGAGAAAGTGGCCGGCGAAGATCTCGGCGACGCATTCGGCCGCCCACGGCAGCGGCGGCACCACCATGACGTGATCGGCTGCGGTGTTGTCGTCGGCATCAACATTCACCCAGCCGCGCAGGGGAAAATCACCGCAGCCGATGTTCAGGCGCAGGGTGGCGACCTGTTCAGCGACCACGCGTCCAGTCCTCAGCGTCGGTCGGGCGGCCGAGCGCGATCACGTCGGTCGACCAGGTGACGTGTCCGCCCCAGCGATTGACCGTCTGCCGAATGAAGTGAAAATCGCCCTCGTAGACGTGCTCCCACCGACCGAACCGCTGCGGGTCGTTGGGCACCACGACGCAGTCGGCGTCGACGTTGCCGTGCGAGACCTGGTCGACGCGCCAGACGACGCCGGCTTGCCAGGTCCGCACACGCAGCAGGATGGGGTGCGGCTCGGGCGTTTTGTCGATCGCGTCGTGGATGGATGCGAAGGCGCCCCAGGTCATGATGTTGTCGTCCTGGCTGAACGCGATCCACGGCGCCGCGGCGTGCTGCATGCCGACCGTGCGCTGCGGATGGCCCCAGGCGTGGACGCCGCCGTCGTGTTCGAGCCAGACGTAGCGGTCGGCGTCGCGCTCCTCAAGGACGTGGTCGCGCGCCTGGCGCAGATCCGCGCCGGCATGTGAGTCGCCGACGACGAGGATCTGCACCCCCTCGCCGTGGCGCTCCTGCCGGTCCATCGAATCCAGCAGTCGGGGAAGGGTCGGGCGGCCGATCGTCGGAATGATGACGCTCAGCCAGGGCGTCATCCCGCGAGCACCTCGACGTCGATACGCGCGCCGAGCAGCTGGCCGCCGGCGACGTCGATGAGCTGCGCGTACTCGCTCCAGCCGGTGACGCTGGTGCTGTCGGCCATGCCGCCCAGGCTGGGGTCGGCGTCAATGGCGGCCTCGATGCTGTTCGGCCCGCTGTTGGACAGGTACTCGTCGATCTGCGTCTGCGCGCGGTTCAGGTCGGACGGGTTGACGTACACCCAGACGCTGAAGACGTACAGGTAGGTCTCGCTACCGAAGGTATCCACCGCCTTGCTGCGCGGGATGACCGCGGCTGCCGGCGCCTGCGGGCTGGCGGGCATGGTGGCGTACACGCGCAACCCTGAGATCAGGCTGACCTGGTCCTTGAGTCCCTTGCGCAGATCGCCGATGCGGGCCACGCTCAGCGGCCCCGTGCGATGCGAATACTCACCTTCAGGCCAACCTGCTCGAACAGCTTTCTGATCGCGCTGCGGTGGGCCTGAAGGCTCGGCTCGACGAACGGCTGAGCGCGGGTGCCGCGGCGGGCGATGCCGCGCGCGAGGGCGTAGGGAGACATACCGTGGCGTCGCGCCCAGCCGCTGATCGCCGCGATGGGCGGATAGTGGGCGCGCGTGCCCTTCTCGACGAAGAGCGCATACGCCACGCTCGGCCCGACGCGGCCGGTCAGGTTGGCGCCGCTGCCGGTGATCGTGTGATGCACGCTGCCCTGCAAGCGGCCCGTATCGCGCGGCGCGCGCTTCTTGATTTCGGCCTCGAGCAGCAGCAGGCCCGTGGTCATCGCCTTCCGGGCTTCGTCGCGGAGCGTGTCCTGCCCCGCGGCGAGGCCGGCCTGGAGCTCGTCGAGCCCGG